CAGCCAACCCGCCGCCACAGACGCCAAACTCACCGCCAGGCCCACGGGGCCACCCAGCACACCAAGAATCGCCCGGCCGGCCAAGCCAGCCGTCGAACTCACGGCCGCGTATTGCGTCGTGGCGGCCGTTGCGGCAACGGTGGCGCTTCGGCTAGCCATACGCGCCTGCGCCAGTTGCAGCTCCATCGACGTTTGCACGGCCGTACCGCGTGCAGCGATCGCTTCTTTCTCAGCCAGGAACACGATGTTCTGGGCCTTGCGCTCGGCGGCCTGCGAAGCCAGCATCTGCGCCTTGGCCTGGCTCTGCAGTTCAAGGCGGTTTTCAACAAAGGCCTTGGTTGCCTGTACCGCCTGCACCCCCGACTGACCCAGCTTCGCTGTCAGCGCGCCCACCGCCGCCGCGCCAGCAATGAACGCTGCATCATCGACATGATCCGACAAGGCGAGAAGGCCGTCCGACAGAACCTTGCTGGCCCCGGTTGCCTCATCCGTGTGCCCGACCCAGGCAATGACGGCGTTCTCCAAGACCGTAAACGCGCCCCCCACGGAAGTGGGCATGCTGGCGAATTGGGCGTCCACGCTGCCCGCCATACTTTCAACGGCGCCGATAACTTGTTCCGCCGTCAACATGCCAGCGGCGCCCAGCGCACGGACTTCGCTGATCGGCATCCCAAGGCCCTGGGCAATTGCCATGGCCAGACCAGGTGCCTGTTGCATGACCGCGTTGAGCTGTTCGCCGTTAAGCGTGCCGGCGCTGAATGCTTGGCCCAGTTGAGACAAGGCAGCCCCCGCTGCTGCCGAAGACGTACCGGACAGCGCAATGGACTTGCCCATTGTCTCGACCACCGACGCCACCTGCTGCCCGCTCAGGCCCAATGCATCCTGGTTCGAGGCAATACCTTGATAAAGCTCCGCCGTCGCTTGCAGTGGCACGCGCGCTTGTTGGGCGGCGTTGAAGACGCCCGACTGCGCCTCCTGAAATGCGGCAGCGCCATTCGTCACCAACTGCAGACGGCTATTCAGCGCGGTCCAACTATCCGCATACTGAAGAATCTTGGCCGTGGAAGAAAACACATCGGCGGCCGACCGCGCATAGACCGCAACAACCTGCGTGGCTTCGCCCACGCTTGCGTTCTGAGCGGCCAGGGCGGCCGAATTGCGCTGATACGCAGCGTCAATGCGCTTGCCCCCTTGCTCGACAAGCTTGAGGTAGTCGCCGCTCATGCGCGAAAGGCGATTCATTTCGCGCTGATAGGCAGCAGTGTCCACCTTGACTGCGACAACGATGTCACGCAGATTATTTGCCATGGTTTACCAAAAATAGAAATGGCCCACGCAAGCGGTGGGCCGGAGTACTAAGTGGCGGGTTTTGCCAGCTTGGACAACAAGAAGGTCTTCAGTGCACTTTCGCCGGCTTCGGCTTCGTTCTGGGGTTCGTCCTCTACGCCCCAGCGGATCAACATGTCCTGCACTTTGACCTTTGCGCCAGCGGCTTGCGCCACCGTCGCGGACAGCGTGGCGCTCAGAAGATCGCCACGCTCGTCACCAATGGGTGACAACCGATCGAACTCCCGCCAAAGCGAGAGCTCGTAGGTGTCCATGCCGTCCATCAACTCGCCCAACGTCTTACCCAGACGAAGAGCGAGCGCCATTAGGAAACGGAGGTCTGGCGTTTCCTTGAGGGCTTTTTTGCGACGTCCGCTCCCTCATCGGTCAAGTTTCCAAGCTCGATGGACTTAGCGACCAGACGCGCATGGACCGGCCCGAATGCCGCCGCAACCTGGTCCACGTCAGCATCGGCAAAAACCCGCCGCGCGCCATCGGCGGATTGCTCAAAGAGCGTCCGCACCAAGAGCGCAGCCGATGCACGGGTGTAGTCGGTGGCGGGAGCATCGAGCTTTTGCTTGACCAGAAGCTCTTCATCACCCTGCGTGACGCCAGCGGCGTCCCAGATAGCGCGAACATGAAAGAGCCGGTCGCTGGGGCTGGGAGCACGGACAATGACGCTGGCGTCCTCCCACTCGGCAACCTGCAACGCTTCATGGCGAAACCCTGCCAACGGGTTCGCCGCCAGGGTCCGCAGCGCGACGCCCGGAATCCGATCCGATGCCATGGGAATCAGCCTCCGCTGGCCGGCGCGTCAGTCATCTTGACCGCGCCGTTCACGCGCACGTTGAACGTGCCCGACACAACGTTGTCCAGCTGCGATTGCCACTGGAACTGCGTGACCAGGCCCAGGAACTCGAACTTCGAACCGTCCGAGAACGTCACGCGGAAAGCGCGCGATTGCTTGTCGCCACGAGCGTCCACCAGAATCTTCTGGGCGGCATCATCCGACTTCCAGTTGCCGGCCATGGTGAACGTGCCGTTGTCGTCCAGGCCAAGCGCGTATTCCTTGGCGGCGGAAGCCAGAACCGTCACGTCGATTTCGGTGGTCTGACCACCCTGGAAGTTCGGGTCTTTGATCGTGACCGACAGGTCGGCATAGGTCAGACTGGCATTAGCCAGATCGTCGGCGACCGTGGTGGACACCTCCAACTTCGTGCCTTGGGTCAATGCGTACTTCGATTTATTGGTCGTTGCCATTCGAGGCTCCAAAAAAAAAACCCGCCGGATGGCGGGTTTGGGGGTAGCTGCCGCGGATGCGGATCAGCGAATCAAATTGAATTCCATGGAAGCGTTGCGGAACTGGGTTTGCGCTTCATCGTAGGCCCAGGGCACATCCTTGGTGCTGGTGCACATGAAGTCCGGCCCCTCAGCGCTCAAGCGTGTGAACGCTTGCTCAAGCAAGCTGGCCGCCTCATCGGGCGTAGCTGCCCAAGCGCTGACCTGGATGGTTGCCTTTTCCGCGCCGCTGGGGCCTGCAAGCGTCCAGTCCCGGCCTCCGCCCACTTGGCTGTAAGTCAGGTAGGGCGTGGCGGTGTCGGCCGGCGCCACGCCTGCGAATACGCGGCCTCCGGCCAGGCTCTCGATTCGTATCTTTACGAGCTGTTCAATCATCAAGTACCTCAAGGGCGGGTGGGTCGCGTCAACGTCGCCGCAAAGAAAACCGGCAACAAAAGCGTTCGTGGAACGCAAAAAAGCCCGCTGCTTTCGCTGGCGGGCTTTTTGTGCGCACTTAGTCACAGTGACTAAGTGAGGTGAATATTAGCAGTGAAAATTCACCGTAGCAACTGTTTTTATGCGCACAGTCGTTTCGCTACCAAGACATCAGTGATGTACTCCATGGCCAACGCCTCGACGCCCTTGTTGCCATCCCCGCGAGCCCCGTTCTTTTCTTTTGTCGTGCGTGAGCCATGAAGCCATAACTTGATCTTGCCGTTGTGATTTGTCGCCGTGGCCACGCTGACTCCCGCGCGGTTGGCGGCATCAGACAGCATCACATCTTTGCCAAAGTAGCGAGCGACGATGGCATCCCGCAAGATGCGCGCAGTGGGATGCGTGGACAAGGCATCTGAAGCCGCGGCGTCGGATACCTCACGCACTGCGGCCAGCCAGTCATGGCGGTCGACCGTTCCCTGGCAGCATTTGCAGCGGTCGGTGCGCGGTGAAAACCGCGCAACCAGAATCGCTTGATACAAGCGCGGCAGCTTTTGCACCGCCGCCAAAATAAGTCCCGCTTGCGCGGCGCCGTCCACGCCCCCTAAGCCCTTTCCCGACCCCGATGGCGCGCCCTGGGCCATGCGCGCCATGAGGGGCCTGTCGTAGATTTCATTGTGATGGTTATACGCAAACGTCAATGCCGAATGCGCCGAACTGAACAATGGCTCGGAGTCCGCTTGCGTAGGGGTCCATGCGGCCGCAACACCCGTGCCTGCTGTACTCATCACTTGATCTCCCACCGCCGTTTTTGTCGTGCTCTGCGTCCCTTGTGCGCTAAATGCGCCGCCGTAAACTGCTGCGAATGTCATGCTCGTACTCCTCGATAACTTTCCCAATCGAACACCACCATCCTCCCTCCCCCCTCACGCATGCGGTCAAATGCCCGCTCACCCAGATACGTTTCCAACGGCTCGCGCGCCAGGTTGCTAATCAGAATCGTCGGCTTCATCTGGTTGTATCGGGCGTTGAGAATGCTGAACATGAGCATGCGTTCCGTATCCGTTCCGTGCTGCACGCCGATCTCATCCAGCACCAGCAAGTCGGGCGCGGTCAGGCGCGCCATGGCAACGGTCTCCGTCACGGCAGAATCCTTTCTATAGGTATCTTTGATGGAGCGAAGCGTGTCCAGTAGCACGGCGTATAACGCAGTAAAGCCGCCCGTGGTGACCTGATGAATCGCGCCAATCGCCAGATGCGTCTTTCCCGTTCCCACTCCGCCGCAGAGGATCATTCCGCGTCCCGTCCTGCGCGCCTCGCCGAATCCGTTGGCGTAATCGCGAACCAAGCGCTGCGCAACCTCCGCCCGCTGATTTGTTGCGTTGAACGTGTCAATACGGCGATCAGAGAATCGCTCGGGAATGGCGGCGCGCCGCAACAGGGCGCGTTCCGACGCAAGCGCCTCTTGTCGCAGCAGCGCCTCGTGCTGGCGTTGCGCGTTGCACCGGGGACAATCGGACATGCCGACGGGCGTTTGCAGCGCTTGGTATTCGCCATGCTCGGAGCAATGCCGCGACTGCGTGTCGAGACTAAAACCGGCCATCTTCTGAAACCCCGAAGCGGTAGTCTTGTTGATTGAAATTTCCATGGATCTGTCCTCCTTGCGGGTTTCCGTCCCGAGAGGGGCGGACATACTGTGACTTGCCTGTGTCACGCTGCGCGCGCGCCAGCCAACTGACAATGAATCGGTCTATGCCGCGTCGCGTCTTGCGCTGCGCTCGGTTAGCGTCTAGCCACGCTCGCATTCGAAGCAGTTCGCCAAGCACATCGACGGCGGGAAATGCGGCGGTCCATTCCACGATTTGCTGAGGGGCAACCCCGTGCTCGGACCCGTCCGCAAGGGGCAACAGCATCGCCGCTGGCGCTGCCGGAGTACGGGCTACAGGCCACAACTTGAGCTCACCGCTCGCCGAACCATCACCAGACGAATCCGTCTTTTGTCGGTTGTCTTTTGGAAGGTTGTCTTTTGTGTGTCCAGCATCGGGACTACCGGCCTGTCCGACGATCGGACGAAGGGCTATCTCAGATTCGGACTCCTGTCCCGATATGGGACGGCTTAGCCATTGCGAGAAATCAGTGTTGATTCCTACGACGGAACCATAACGGCCAGGCCGCTTGTGAATGACGCGCATCCCCGCCAACTCGTTCAAAGCGGTGGTGATGTGCTGCCGCTTCATCTGACCCAACAGCGAACCCAGCTGCGAAGCCGACAAGTCATCTTCCTTCTTGTTGAAGCCAATCGTTTTACGCACGAGCGCCAGCAACACACGCAACGTGGTTTGTTTGAACGCATGCATCGTGATTGCCTCCAATAGCTCGTTGGCGATCTGCGTATGGCCTGCTGGGCGTGTGATTCGATCTGCCAACGGGCTGGCCTCTTGTCCGTCACTCATCTTTTGGTCCGATATTGTTCAGGCCGATCCAAATCCGGCCAGATAGTCCAGTAGTCTTCAGGACGCAGCGCTGCACGCGACACCCCCACCGCCAGCTCAATGCTTCGGCAATGCTCGGGACGCAACGCGTTAGGGCTGTTCGGCCACTTGTGGACATGGGGTTGGGTTTTGCCCAGGAGTCTTGCCAGGGCCGCTTGCGAACCTGCCAAGCGGATAGCTTCCTCAAGGGCTGGGCGTGACGGGTTTCTTGTTTTCATAACCAAATATATAACTAGAGTTATAATTCAGTCAATAACCTTGGTTCTTTGACCCATAACAACCACGGTTATAGGATGCCGCCATGAAAGCCACCACCTTCGCCTCCCGAGTCAAAGCACGCCGCGAGCATCTAAAGATCTCGCAGACGGAACTCGCCAAGCGAGTGGGCATTTCTCAAGTCGCCATCAAGAAGATCGAAGGCGGCGGCAACACCCGACACGGCCGCCTGCTTGCAGATGCGTTGGGGGTTTCATTGGCTTATCTGGAGACCGGGCAGGAGCAAATTCCCGTTGCGCAAGATTCCGCAACGTCAGGCTTAGGCGCTGTCGCAAGCACGGCCCAATCGGGATGGCCATTTCCTTCCGTGCCGGAATCGCTCGTTCGTACATTGCCGGGTGATCAGATCAAGCGCCTGGAAGGGGCGCTGTTGCTGGCACTTGGCCAAATGGGAGTGCGCACCACGCCCGACTCCCCTACATCACGTTCGGCCGCCGCGACTCGTGGTGGCATCGCGAATATCGCACATGTGGAAGACCCGTTCCCAATGCAGCTGCGTGAGCCAATGCCGTGGGAAGGTGGGCAGACAACCTTCGCCGCCACGGATCTGCACGGATTGCGAATCAGCATGGCTGCAGATGTCGGTCATGTCGCAGATGCCGGTTACTCCGCAAACGACCAGGAATTCACGCCAGTACCCGAGCTAGATGTGCGCCTGGCAGCGGGCAGGCTTGGCATCGAGAACTATCACGAGACTGAGATAGGCGAACTGCTGCTTCGGCGCTCGTTCCTGCAATCATTCGGTTTGCCCATCGAGCGCATGAGAATCGTCTATGCAGACGGCGACAGCATGGAGCCGGTAATCCGGCATTGTGGGCCCATGCTTTTTTACGAAGACCCGGTGACGGATTTGCAGCAGATTCATCCTCGAACCATCTATGCCATCAACCATGGCGGCAAGATGATTGTGAAGTGCATCGTCCGCAGCCGCGACGGAACCTGGCTGGCCCGTTCGCTGAATCCTGCACATGCTGATTTCGCTCTGCATGAACAGGACGGGCGCGAGGTCCGTATCGTGGGCCGAATTCTCTGGTCTCCGTATGATCTTCGAAATGGCGTGGACCAGCGGCTGGTCTCGCGCTGATAATCACGCGCGACGAACCGCAACCGCGCATACCGCCCGCTGATAACTGGATATCGAAGGCGCCATCGTCCCGAACGTCAGAAAGCCCCAGTCGGGATTTGGCGAACAAGTTAAAGTGCGCACGATGAGTTGGAAATTATTATGGCGCACAAAAGAAAAAAGCCGCTCTAGGCGGCTTTCTTCTAACAAATTCTTTGGGGTGGCTGATGGGGCTCGAACCCA